TATACATCTTCTTTACTTTGAAACTTTATGTCCATTGTCTTTCTCCTTTTTGATGTTTTGCTTTTCTATTATAGCTTCCCTTTCCTTTCTTGGCAAGAACTATCTTATGTTTCAAAGTCCTTAACCATTTCCAATATGGATTACGTTTGTTCATTGTCTTTATCCTGTTGGTTGTTAATAAGGTGGACAACCTGAGACATCAGCCATCCTATCAGGAACTCAGGGTGCTGGCTGGGTAGCTCATCCATCTCTGCTTGTAGTTCTTCCAAGGTCAATGCAGTATCCTGTTGTCATCTGTATCCTTAACGCTTTCAATTGCTATATTAAACATACCGATTGTACTTTCTTTACCAATGGTTTGTACATATAATTTAAGACACGTACTTAACAAGGCACCTGATACCATTAGTATGTCAGACTTACTCTCATCAGGCGGTGATGTCTCTCTGATAAGTTCCCACAATTTATTCTGAAACTCTAGGAGTTCTTCATCTTCAGTCATGGTTTTTTCCTTAACATACTATTGATCTTCTCATACTGCATGAGCTTTGCCCTCAATTTTTTAATTCTGATGTGACTATTTTGCAACTGTTCTTGCAGTTCCCTCACATTTCTTTTAAGAATTTCTGTTTCATTCATAGCTTATGTAGCTCCTCTTTCAATTCCTCCAAGGCAGCTATACTTTCCTCGCATAAGTAACGCTGAGTTTTTATTCTGTCTATACATAGATTTACTTTAGCTTTTACTTGGGGGATTTTTCCCATGATGTAGGCATCATCGATTGGCATATGAATTTTCTTTAAACTATTCTTAGTATGCCCAAAGACTTCATCTAATTCTGGGATAGGTTCTCCTGTTTGTACAAAACCTGTTGCTTTTTTATCACTCATGCCACCCTCTCAATCTTTGTAGCATCTGGATAGTCTTCCAAAAGATCAGCAGTATTTTCATATAACTCTGATAGTTCCTTAAAAGAAGTTGTTCCCTTACTATCACATTCCTGACATTCATATAGTCTGCTACTTGATAGATCTACATCTACTGCAAAATGTCCCTCACCATCACAGTTAGGACACTTAATCGTAACTTCATAGTGTTTCTTTTGTTCTTCTTTCTTTATATCCCATTGCCATTCTGGAACAACCCCTAAATTATAGTGCATCATAGTACCCTCCATAGTATAGAAAAACTAAACATAACATAGCAATGATGGTAACTCCCATCATCAGTTTAAATATTTCATTAAGCATTAGCCAAACTCCTCTATCTCTTTGTCTGTTAATATCTGGGCTTCTAACTCAGCCCTGCCTACATCATTATATAATGCCAGCATTTTTTCTAAATGTTTTTCATACATAGCTTCACGTTGTGCTTCCAGTTGCCAAGGTAAACTCATAACATTCTCCTACTCTTCAAAGTCATTAGGAATATTAGGACTGTTATAAAAGTTAACACATCCATTTAATAATTTCTCACTGATAATACGATCCTGATTGTCACCGTGTACGTATTGTCGATATAACTCCTCATTCAAATGATACACAAGACCTTTGATTTGTTGAGGTGTTAAGCTGATTACATCTTCCATAGTTATTCTCCTAAACTATATTACAATAACTTCTGAGTGGGTTTCAATCCATACCTTTGCACCACAAGACAAAGGTTTATCAGGGCTGTACTTAATTTTAGATGGCCCTAATACTATAACATCATGTCCATACTCATTGGACTTGTATGTTTTACACGTTATAACTGGGTTACGTTCACCAGTTTTAGCGTTCTTCTTAATAACATGCTGATTAATGTGGATAATACTCTTCATGTTTATTCCTTTCTTATTGGCTATAGTATACTCTCATTTAATTATAAAGTCAACATGTAATTTAGATACATGGCATGCATCCCTATATATCTTTGGGTATAGATCAGCTACATACTTGCACCATGTATTCCACAGGTACTCGCTCCCTCCTAAATCTTCACAGGTTTTAATATAGAAGTTAGCTTTTCGCAGGGCTGTAGCCTCAGTCATCTTATCATTCACCTTAAATACTGAGGCTGACAATCCAAACCGTGCTAGGTTATGCACATCCAGACACCCTACTTTACCCAAGGCAAGCTGTAATATAAAGCCAGCCTTCACCATCCCTATACCATACAGACCAGAGACTTCCAGTAATTTTTCTGCCAGAGATATTTCTTTTGAGTACACTTTCTCATAAAGATACCCCTTCATTGCTATGATTTCTTTATAGGTTCTCCTCTTCGTACCATTCAGACACGCTGCTTCGACACCATCAATATCTATTTGATGGAACTGATTACCTATAGTATGTAGCTGTCTCTGAATAGAGAGGAGAGTAAAGGTACATCCCTTGCTAAAGCCATCAGGGTTCTTTCTCATGAACCTTGCTATCTTAGGTTGGTGTATCTTAAACATTACTCATGTCTCCATTTAGTGTCACTAAATAAGGGGAGAGATACTAGTGTACCTCTCCCTAATTTAAACTATACATTAATTGCTCTATTAATGTTAGTCCTAGTCGGAGTATTCCGTATTGGATTGGCATCATTCAATACCACTACTGAAGTAGTTGAACGAGGCCAGTACCTTACGACACATCCCTCACCGTATGGATTAGGTGTGGTTGCTCGCACTAACTTCTTTGTCACCTTCAATTCCTTACCATCCTTCGTACCATTCGGCCTGATAAAAACAGAAGGTGCGCTTGTTGATGTTACGATTGTAGTCTCATCCATACTTACCATTGTAATGCTACTCATAGTCTATCTCCTAAAAGAAAAGTGAGGTAGTTTAACGACATCCCTCTTAGGTCGTTCTTTAAATTCTATTGATTACTCTTCATCATGGTAGAAATCTTTCTTAATAATCCTACCCTTATCCTGCCATACTCTCTTGATACCTGTGGTTAGGATAGTCAAGGGTGTGTCAATGAACTTACCGCTTACATCTCTCTTGAGATTGTATCCCCAATCAAAGTATGGGGTAAATAAAACTGGAACCAGCCAGTTCATACCATCTCTGTGGTAGTATTCTCTACCCCATTGAGAGTCTATTTTTCTGATGTCATATGCCATCTCTCTACTCCTCTGTTAATTACGCCTGTCTTATCGAGAGGAAATTCTACGAACTTCATCTTATCAAAGATAATATATTCAGCCCCTAGTTCTTCCCTGAATTTTTTGTTAACCTTATCTATTGCTACATTGGCAGCAGCAATAATGACAGAGTGTATAAGCCTTCTAGCTTCCGCATTGCCAGACACCCTGTCAGCATTCAGTTCTATCTCAAGTATTGCTTTCATACTTCTCTCCTTCTTTCTTTCTATTGAAAAGATTATCGATAGTCATTGAAAATCGAAGTCCTGCACAAAATCCCACTAAGAATAGTGCTAGTATCTCAAGTATCTCAATCATACTCATCTCCATCTTCGGGATGTGGTTGGGCTGGTCCTTGATAGAAGGGGTTCTTATGCCACACATCCCTGTAAGTTAATACCCAAGCACGGTCAGGGTTATCCCTCCCTCTTTCATGTGCTTCATGACGGTCTGATTGTTGTTCATGGTTCATACTTATACTCCTTTCAATCCCATAGGTTAACGAAGTTCTTAGCTACCCACTCCATAGCCTTCCTTACTCTCTCAGTTCTGATCTCATACTCAGTATCAAAATTCCCATCCGCATCAGCATAATCTTTCAATGTCTTGGCAGTATCCCACAATTCTATTCGCCAGTTTCTATACTGTCTGTCATACTCTTCTTGTGTCTCCTCCTTATCTGTTACAAGAGGCCAGCCACTTGCGTTGTCACCTAAGAACTGCAACCTATCGGCAAGCCATCTGGCTAGGGTAGTATGCAGATCGATGCAGTCTTTTCCTATCGGGTCATCCATCCACTTCATTTACCTTCTCCTTGTTGGTTGTTAAAAAGCCCACCATTCTGTCGGACATTTATCACTGGTTTTTATATTCTCAACCTTGACAACTTGCCAGTGACCTAAGTCTCCATCTTTACAGTTGCCCGTAAAAATACCATCGACAGCCTTTTCATTAACTAATTCAAACCGTCTGAATATAGCATCTATTGCTTCGCCTTCGGTTTCAAAAGAATATCCTATTCTATCATCTAATTCCCACTCCTCAACATTATTAGGATCACTCCCACCTAAGAACTCACAAGTTAAAACTATAAACATGGCTAACTCCTATCTATTTTTTTTAACGATATAACAACCATCTTGATCTCTGTTATTAAAACCTTCCTTGCCACAATGCCATTTAGCAAGACTTTTTGCTTCAGCAATAGCTTGCTCTTTGGTTGGATACCATTGCGAAATGATATCATCTCCTTGTAGTACAGCATAACGTACCATGATAACTCCTATCTATTTATGCCAAATCTCTTGGGGTTGCTCTCTCTCTTACGCTCAAATCTTACACCACTGTAATGAGGTGTGCAAGACCTCTCTAAAATTTCCTCCCACTCATACGACATGAGCTTACTCATACATTCAAAAAAAGTACCACTCATCTTGAACTTACAAGTATTCATCTCATAGTGATTAGGACTTATTTTTGTGAAGGTTCCAAGCAATCTCTTATTGAGTAGCATCTTATCGCCCACTCTTTCAATCTGCATACTCATTCTCCCATCTCAGTTCTGCTTCAAACCATTCCCATAATGATTCATAAGCATGATCCCAATGAGCGAAGTGTTCATCTTCCATAGCCTCATCAGCCATGCGATTAACAATATACTCATCAGCCTTAGAATAATCGAAGGGTAATTGTAATTGCTTCCTACTCATACTCATCTCCTCTCACTCATACTTTCATTTAGTGTCACTAAATGGAAACACTAAACGAAAATACAGGCAAGCGGAAACCCTCCCCGAATTAGGAGGGTAACGCTTGTTAATGGTTTGTTAACTCCAGACTAGCCGTTTTCCAATCCGGTGGTGATCGATTTAAGAGTAGCGGTCAAGCTCTCTATTTCTGCCGGGTTATCCTCAACTGAGCTAGCCGCTTTTACCAGCAGTTTAATTTGAGCTTTAACGTCAGCCAGCTTGTCTATACTTTTACCGCCTTCAACTACCTTCTGCCAATTGATTGCATTGACAAATTTTAAGCCATTATTTTCGTAAGATTTGGCTTGTGAAAACATCACAGAAACTACAGAGGGAGCCGTGCAACCCTTACCGAAGTTATGAATAACCTGTTTTCCGGTAATGGCGTTTTCCTCTTTGTAGTTCCATTTATTAGCCTCAAAAATGGATGTTTTCACCATATCTAGGCTCACGTTTGCCCGTTCCATTGCCTGTAATTCGGTCAATGCGTCAGCCATTAAACCCTTTTTGAGTTTATTAGCATCCTTAGCAGTAGCCGAATTATCAGCCAATTGATCGACAATATAAGTAAAATTGTCATCAACGTTAAACGTGAAACTAGTGGTAGTTTCGGAGGTAGTTTCTGTGGTGTTATCTAGCATTTTGATAATCTCCAAAAGAGCCTCCATTTTTATGCCTTCATTTAGTGACACTAAACGGAGGCGGTATGTTAAATGTTAACTTTTTGTTAACACTGAGCAAAATTGCTCAACTTCGACCTGTTTTGAGTATGAATTATAAAGGTTAACAACTAGTTAATCAAGCACTATTATTTAATGCAATTGCGAATCATTCTCAAGTCGTCAAGGATGTATGCAAGAACCATGCCAAAAATGGGCAAAAAGGCTAAATCTGCGCAAAAAACTTTTAGGTAGTAGACTACCCGAAAATGCTAAAACGCCTGAGTGACGCTTAAAATGGCGTACAGAAGGGGTTGCCAGTTTGTTCTCTTTTGTTGCGAACTATTCGCATTTAGGGGAAGGTTGGACGATTTGAAACAGGGGTTGATAGTGATAATCATTCTCAACTAGGATAGTTTCCAATTAGTGCCACTAAATAAGGGCGGGTATCCCGGCATTAACAAAAGATTAATACCCACAATAAAAATAAGGTATCTCTTTTGTTAACTTTTTAGTAACCACACAAAAAATGTGGGTATCCGGTGGAAAAATCTGTGGCACCCCCTCGCATGCGGTAATAAAAGGAAGCTCATACAAAATTAGCAAAATATATGGGGCTGAAATTCTACCAATGTCGCCCTACTTAAGTACTAATTATATTATACTTTAGTATATTTTATTATTTTTTTTATTTTAGTACTTGTGTAATTAGATATTATAGTGTATAATAGTACTATGTATAATCTAGAAGAAAACTTATTTGAGTCTTTTATAAATCTTAAGGGACTCCTCTCACAAAAAGTAGAACAACAATCAAAATCAGACTTCCTTACGTTTGTCAGGATGATGGCTCCTTCCCTTGTGTCTGACTTCATGATGGGTAATCACATTAAAGTAATCTCTAATAAACTTAAGGATCTGGAAGAAGGAAAAATAAAAAGACTAATGGTCTTCCTACCTCCTCGTTCCTCCAAGTCAGTTATATGTTCTAAACTATTCCCTGCATGGTACATAGGTAGAAATCCCACTCATGAAATATTAACAGTATCTCACAGTGATCAGTTGTCTTCTGACTTCGGCAGGTCTGTCAGAGATGTCGTCAACACAGAAGACTTCAGTAAAATATTCAGAGGTGTCCAACTCAGGAGCGATGTCCGGGCAGCAGGTAAATGGAAGACAAACCAAGGCGGTACTTACTATGCCGCTGGTGTCAGATCACAGATAGCAGGTCGAGGAGCGCACATAGCCATACTGGATGACGTGATGTCTGAAGAAGATGCCTTCTCTGATGCAGGTAGAAGGTACATCAAGGAATGGTATCCAGCAGGACTAAGGACAAGACTTATGCCGAATGGAGCTATCGTAATAATAAATACAAGATTTCACTACGATGACCTCTGTGGATGGCTCCTGAAGCAGCAGGAAGACATGAGCGAGTATGAGACAACTCCTTGGGAAGTCATAAAGATCCCTGCATGGCTTGATGAAGAAGCAGCAGACTTACTGGAATTACCAGCAGGAGGAAGTTACTTCCCTGAATGGAAACCAGATAAAGTCCTTCAAACAGACGAGAACGAAATCAAGGCAAGCAATGGAAGCCGCTACTGGAACTCTCTCTATATGCAAGATCCCACTCCTGAAGAAGGAGGATTAATAAAAAAGAGATGGATACAGTTCTGGGAAGAAGACAGTCCTCCCAGTTGTGAGTTTATGATCCAGACCTATGATACCGCCTTCTCCACCAGAACGACAGCAGACTTCAGTGTGATTCAGACATGGGGTATCTTCAATATGTATGATCAGGATGAGAACGGCTATGAGAGTTATGTCTCCAATCTTATCCTACTAGGTAATATTAAGGGACGGTTTGAGTACCCGGAACTAAGAAAGCTGGCACAGAAACTCTATAACGATCACAGACCTGATGTCTGCATGGTAGAAAAGAAAGCCAGTGGACAATCCCTGATACAGGACATGAGGAGAGCAGGACTGCCGGTAATGGAATACAATCCCGACAGGGACAAGATAGCCAGAGTTTACGCAGCCTCCCCCATTATGGAAGCAGGGAGGGTGTGGATACCCAAGAATAAGAAGTGGTCGGATGATCTGGTAGAAGAACTAATCAGGTTTCCCAATGCGGCTCATGATGATCAGGTAGACGCAATGACAATGGCAATCCACTATATGAAGGAGTCTTGGCATCTCACCCATCCTGATGATCCTGAGTGGGAAGACGAACCAAGATCAGAAAAAAATACATACTGGACATTTTAACTTGTGAAATAGTTACTTCCATGTTATAATAGTGTAGGGATTAAAAGGGGAATAATATGGTAGCATCACCGATATTTAAATTAGCTGGCAAGTTAGCATCTAATCTAGCTTCCAGATCTGGTTCTGGTCTTGCCAGAATGGAAAAGATATTTGGAACACCTCCCAGAGTTCCATCTCCAACCACAATAGAAAAAATTGCTCGTGGTGACGCAGCCCATGCTAGAGGTCCAGACTACTATATTCAACAGAGAATGAACAAAGTAACCTTCGATGATCCTTTAGACGAAGTAGATAAAGTAATACTTCCAGAGACTGATCTTGATAGATCTGCAAGAAAGTATTTTGCAGGTTTGTCCAGAGAACAACGTCCCGGTATAGGTCATATAAAAGAAGTTAGTGATGAAGGAACACTTCAACATAATACTAGAAATTATTGGGATGACAATTTAGAATATAATGCACTTAGGGAAAGTCCTAAAGAAACTGGTACACATGCTGATCTTGCTTATCAACTTGAAGCAGCAGGAGATAATTTAAGAGAACTTACAAAAGGTAGACCCGAACATCCTATTCCTTGGCATAAGAATTATGTATTAGAAAAAATAAATCGACTTGAACGATCAGCAACAAATAGACATCCAGACGATGCATTTGGAAATCGTGAAAAATTATCTAAAGATGATAAAATAAAATTAGACAAAATAAGAGAAGATGCTAGTAAAATTCCTGTTTATTCAGAAGAGACAAAATTAGCTAAAGCTATTATCATGAATGTAATTGAGAATCGTCCTGATTCTTTACTTAAAAATATAAAAAAATATAGAGATGTGATGGGATTACCAGATAGAGTAGAACCATTTAAACATGGTGGTGGTCTTTCCAGCATAAATAAACCTATTACTATAAATGGACAGCGTCACAATCTTGCATGGATCAGACCAGATGAAGCTTCTGCTCTAAAGGCTATGGGTGGTAGTGGTAAGAAGGTAGGTGGTATCCCTGCTTATTTTGATGCTTGGAGTATGGGAGAAACTCCTACTCCTGAAGAACAAGAAACGGTTCCAGAACCTGATCATCCTTATGACTATCCAGACAAGCCAAGTGACAAAACAATAGCTGAACTTCCAAAGGCATTCACCTATGAGACAGGTGTAGCAAAAGAAGATCAAGATGATTTTTGGAATAGACCTTCTGATGATCCTACCGAATACCAAAAAATATATGACAGACCCGAATTAAATGTATATAAGACTAAATTAATAGAGAGATTAGGCGTACCGGGAATGGAATCTTATATGAAAGGATTAGGAACATCTGGACTTAGGCAGATGGTAGATAAGTTTCATACAGGATATGATTTCGGTGGTCCTATGGGTACAATGGAAGGACTAACAAGAAATATAGCATCAGACTATGCAAGTAAATTAGGACTTAAAGAGTATATAAAAAAGCTTAAAGACTTAGAAGAGGATGACACATTATCAGAAGTAGAGTTAGAGGAGCAAAGAGAAATACTTAACTCAGCTTTTAGAGATCAAGCTAAAGCTACAGGTGGAGTATATAATAAAAGAAAAGATCTTACAGGTATAATGTCAGAGTGGGAAAAAGATCCAAGAGTAAAAGATAACTTAGGTCTTCAACTTTTAGGAAAGATAGTACCGGGAAAAACTTTTACAGATCTTGGTGCAAAGGGATTAAATGCGTTAGCTAGTCTTGCTGGAGTTATGGGAGAGTATACAACTGAAGATGGAAAAACTTTCCGGGTAATGGATGACGGAACTTTAGTTGAACCAGATATGCCTCCTGATCCTAGTAGTGTAGATCCGGGTACTGTAGAAGTTGCTGAAACAGTAGAAGCTGTAGCTCCAACTCCTGAAGTAGTAGTAGCAGAAGCAGGACCAATGGAAACATATCAAACAGGATTACAATCAATAGAAAGTAATGAAGGAATTGAGAATAGTATACAGATATTAATGAATAATTCGGGAGTTTCAGAAAGTGAAGCAAGGCGTATGCTTGGCTTAGATGTTAATATAGCATAGGATAAAACATGGCAACAGAAAGAAATCCATTTGAGAAGATACCACAGGAAGCCCCTAGTGCGGTTCCTATGGCTCCAGTAGAAGAGGCAGACCTTGATGCTACGTTTGAGGTAGCGGATGACGGTGGAGTAATCGTAGACTTCGCCAGTGAAGACATTACAATGGAGCCTTCAGAAGATCTAGCAGAATGGTATGGAGACTTATGTGATACACTGGAAGATGAAGACCTAAGAACAATATCGGCTGATGTCATAGAGAACTATCAGGCAGATAAGGATTCCAGAGGTGAATGGGAATCTATGTTTGAAAGAGGCTTTGACTTACTAGGACTCAAACTTGAACCGGGATCAGAACCTTTTGAAGGAGCCTGTACAGCCGTACACCCACTCCTGATTGAGTCGGCAGTCAAGTTTCAATCCAAAGCTTCAGGAGAACTCTTTCCTAGCTCTGGCCCGGTAAAAGCTAACATACTGGGAAAGACAAGTGTTGAGAAACAGATGCAAGCCAATCGTGTTCAGAGCTTTATGAACTATCAGTTAACTGAACAGATGCCTGAATACTTTGATGAGTTTGAAAGGATGCTGTTCCATCTTCCCCTGATAGGATCGGCATTCAAAAAGATATATTATAGTTCAACGCTTAAACGTCCTGTCTCTGAATTTATTCCCATAGATCAGTTCTATGTATCTTACTTCGCTACTGATCTGAGGAATGCAGACAGGTATACACATGTAATTTATAAAAGTCCTGTAGAAATGCAGAAAGATACTTTAGCTGGTGTCTATAAAGAAGTAGACCTTCCTACTCCTGAACAAACTAATATTACATCTTTAACAGAAAGAATGGATACTATACTGGGGATTTCTCCTTCTGCTGATAAAGATCCTCAATATGTATTGCTGGAACAACACTGTTATCTTGATATAGAAAAGAAAGAACAGTCTCTTCCCTATATCGTAACAGTAGAACAACAGTCCAGACAAGTACTCAGTATTCGTAGAAATTATGAAGCCAATGATCCGACTATGGAGAAGAGAAGTCACTTCGTCCATTACAGATTTGTTCCGGGTTTTGGTTTTTATGGCTTGGGCTTGATACATTTCCTTGGAAATTTAACAATGAGTGCAACCGCTGCAATGAGATCCCTCATAGATGCAGGTCAGTTTGCCAATCTCCAAGGTGGTTTCAAGGCCAAGGGACTTAGGATAGTTGGTGACAACGAACCTATTTCCCCCGGTGAGTTCAAGGAGGTTGAAGCAACTGGAATAGATCTAGCAAAGGCTATTATTCCTCTCCCCTATAAAGAGCCTTCCCAAACGCTATTCCAAATGTTACAATTCGTAGCTACTGCTGGTCAGAAGTTTGCGGATAGCACAGAGCAGGTTATCTCTGATGCTGCCTCCTATGGACCCGTTGGAACAACTATGGCTCTCCTTGAAGCCAGTAGTAAGTTCTTCACCGCCATACATAAACGTCTTCATAAAGCTCAGAGAGATGAATTTAGAATACTTGCCAAGATAGATTATGATTATCTTCCCAATGAATATCCTTATGATGTTCCATTTGAAGACCGTAGTATATTTAAGAATGATTTCGATGGAAGAATAGATATTATACCAGTATCTGATCCTAATATACCTAGCAATGCCCATCGTATGATGCTGGCTAATATGGCTCTTCAGATGGCACAACAGTCACCTCCCGGCATGTTTAATCTGGAAGCATTGAATAGAACAATACTCAATGCAGCCAACATGCCTAACATGGAAGAAATACTCCCTCCCAAGATAAAACCTAAACCTATGGACCCTGTGTCGGATATCATGGCTGCTACAAAAGGAGTACCTATAGCAGCCTTTCCGGGGCAGAACCATGATGCTCACATTCAGGTTAAGATGGCCTACCTTCAAGATCCTATGAATGGAGCTAATCCTATCATGCAGAGGGTACGTCCTATTCTGGAAGCAAACATACAGGAACATTCTGTAATGAAATATCAGGAACAGATGAATGGTATAGCGCAAGGTATTCTTCAACAGGCAGGTCCAGAGCAAGCACAAAATCCTGCTGTAGCAGAGATGGCTATGGCTCAAGCTGCCCAACAGGTACTGAATGCTAATCAGGCTATGGGCATGTCACAGTCTCCAGAACAGCAACTGGTATCTCTGGAACAAGCTAAAGTAGAACTACAAAAACAGAAACTACAATCTGATACAGTTGTTCAAGCAGCCGAAATGGAATTAAAGAATAAGAAGCTGGAGCTTGATGAAAATGAACAACTAATAGATATGCTTAAAGATGGTGCTACTGAAAACTTTAAAAAGGAGAAAGCTTCCCTAGACAGAGATTCTAAGAAAGAATTAAAGTCTTTAGAAATTCTTGGAAAACTTGGTATTGAAGAAGCTAAAATAAATTCTGAAGATGAACGTGTTAAAGAAAGAATTATGAAAGATATACTAGAACAGAATAAGAAAGATGAGAAAGATCTGGATATGAAAGGTCTTGAAGCTTTAGTTAAATTAGCAATTGAACAATCCAAGAAAGAAGGAGATTAAGGATGACAATAAAAATAAAACAAATGACGAAAGGTAAAGGTTATATTACTTATGATAAAACCAAATCTGAGAAACCAATGACTTATGGAGATCCCTTTAAAGCTGACTGTATTGGTCCTTTCGAGTCTAGGACTGATCTTAATGAATGGGATTATGGTAAGTTAAAATTTCCAGATCCAATAAAAGGTAAAAAAACTTAACCTATGGAAATTTGGGATGAAGTAGTTCAAGATTTTAATGAAGAGATTCAGAAACTTAGAATTACATTAGCCAGTGGATCTGCTGAAGACTATGCACACTACAGACAACTTGTAGGATCAATACAAGGTCTGGAATGGGCCAGAGGCAATCTCACTGATATTATTAAAAAACGAACTTATGCAGACGATGAGGAGTAAAAATGCAACAAGTACAAATGGGTAAAGCCATTAAAAATGATTTATGGATTAGTGATCCAGAAGAAGTAGAAGATCCAGAAGTACTACCAGAACTACCGGGATTTCATATTCTGGTACGTCCAGTATCTGTAAAGAGCCAGACAAAAGGCGGTATTCTTTTACCGGATTCAACTAAAGATGACATGTCTTATCTTACTACGGTAGGTAAGGTATTAGCTCTGGGTGATCTGGCATACATGGATAAGGATAAGTTTCCTGCTGGAGCATGGTGTAATGTAGGTGATCATGTATGCTATGGTAAACATGCAGGAACCAAACTCTTTTACAAAGGAGTTAGAATGATTTTACTGTTTGATGATCAGATCAATATGAAAGTAGAAGATCCTAAAGATCTTGATCCAACATTTAATTTGGGAAATCGTTAATTATATGGTATAATAAGGTATCGTTAAATCGTTGATTTCGTAGACAACGGAGGTAGAAATGGAAAACAAATCAGAGTGGAACGAAATAGAAGTTCCGAATGAAGAGCAGAAAGAAGTAGAATTTGAAATAGAAGAAGAAGTAAAACCTGAATCAGAGCCTGAAGAAAAGAAGGAAGAAGAATCTCCAGAACTGGAAGGTATCGAAACAAAGGGTGCTGAAAAAAGAATACGGCAGCTTATCAGGCAAAGAAAAGAACGTGATGAACAGATTACTGCTCTCATCCAAAAAAATGAGGCACTCTCAGGAAGCCTCAGAACAAAAGATAAAGAAGTAACTCAAGTTAATAAATTAAGTCTTGATGCTTCTGAGAAACAATTAACTGATAAACTTGAGCTTGCCAGAACAGTTTATATGGAAGCTTTTGAAGAAGG